CTGCAGCGCCTGAAAAGGAACCATCGTTTCGTAATCTTCGGCAAGGTGTGGGCTTTGCACATGGTTGAGATTGTTCAGACAAGAATGAATACGGTTAGATGTTTATGTATATGATTTTTTATTATTATTTTAGTTGTGCTGCCAATTGTTGCGCATGGTTGTACATGATTTGATATTGTTGTTTATGTTCGTTCATGCGATATTGAGTACAGAATAAGTACATAAAATACCAAAGTAATGAGTACAGAAAACTAACATGGCAATCAGTGACACAAAGCTTCGCTCTATCTATGGTAAACCATATTCTGGGCCTGCTGAAATTACGGATTCTGACGGGCTTGGAGTTCGCATAACCCCCAAAGGCGTGATCAGCTTTCAGTTTAGGTTCCGATGGGAAGGAAAGCAGAACCGAATGGGGCTTGGGCGCTACCCAGCGCTGACGCTGCGCGATGCCCGCAATATCGTTGCAGACCTGAGGGAGTCGGCAGACAAAGGCATTGACCCCCGAACGCTGGCTGGTGCAAACAAATCCAAGAGTAAGCCAACGGTAAAGGATTGCCTGGATTACTGGAAGGAAAATTACGTTGACGTAACGTTAAGGGCTAAGACGATAGCGCTTTATAAGTCAACGGTTATAAAGCACATGCGTGACGCTTTTCCCGGTATTCCGGTTGAGGATATCCCAGTCCGCTTGTGGGTTGAGAGGTTTACCGAAGAGGAGAAAATCAATCCTCGCCGAGCCCGGCATTTATTGATACAGCTCAGGTCCGCCATTGGTTGGTGTACGCGGCGACAGTTCGTTAGCACAACCGAGCTCATGCTTTTGCAGCCGAAAGACATCGGTGTTAAACCTGTGATTGGAGAGACCACACTCAGCTATAACCAGCTTGCCAAAATTTGGATGGCTATAGAAAGAAGTCGAGGGTCAACTTCTAACCGATTGCTTCATCAATTGCTAATGCTGTACGGCGCCAGGAATAGCGAACTTCGGCTGGCTATAAGGGGTGAATTTGACCGAGAGGAGGGGTTATGGGTTGTTCCGGCAGAGAAAAGCAAAACCAACAAAATTATCAGGCGCCCAATTTTCTCCGCGGCAGATGATTTGCTGAAAAAAGCTGAAATGACGTATGGGGATATACTTTTCCCGGGCGAGGACCTGAAAAGCCCTATAACTATTTCTGGTGCAAATAAATTTCTGAGAAGAATCAAAGACTCGTTGGGGTTTGGTGAGTTTACTTCACATGATTTCCGGCGCACCTTGGCAACCCGGCTATCCGAAGAGGGGGTTGCCCCGCACGTCATCGAAAAAATGCTGGGGCATGAGCTTGGTGGCGTGCTTTCTGTCTATAACAAGCATGACTGGATTGCCGAACAGAAAGACGCCTACGATCTGTATGCTGAAAAGATATTCTGGCATATCAGGAAGATTTCTGGTTGACGCCCCCGTTTAAGATCCACTCCACAATAGCAGAGCGCAGATACTGTTTAGGGTAGGTCCGGACCGGCTTGGGGAAATTATAGCGCTCGGTGTATTTCCGGATGGTCACGCGTGAAGATACTCGGATCATCCGCATCGCCTCTTCCTCGTCAATCATTTCAATGTCTACCATATTACTCACCTCACACCACTTCCAGGCCACGACAGTGGCACCACACTTTATACATCCGCTTAACTACTTCCCGGCTGTAGTAGCCGTGACCGTCTCGCGTTAGGTCATAGCGGCCGCCGTAGCGCAGTCTGATCCATATCTCAAATTCTCTATTCATGACACTAACTCCGAAACAGCCAGGCTATGGCAAACGCACAACCGACGATGCTGAACGCCGTAGGCCAGTCCATCACTTCACCTCCTGCGGGGCGGCTGCAAGCATATGGGACCAAATTAACCTGCGCGTCTGGCGCATTGCACAATCAGGATCATCCCAAGCGTGGTGCTGGCATCCTGAATTATGCAGCATCATTGCTTCTGTCGGCTCCTTCGGCACCATCACGTAACCATCCGGAATTACCTGAGAGTTGCCAGCTAATTCAGCGCAGATTCTGGCAGTAGCCTTGCACCCTGAGCATTCGCACTCTGGTAGATAACCGTGATCGATTGGGCTTTGCGCCGGAGCGACGTCGTTTTGCGCCGGGCAGCAATCGGATTGCGCCGGAGATTTGGTGTGCAGCACCTGCACATTTTCGTCACTCCTGCAAATCGCTTCAGTTCCTGCACTTTTTTTTAATTCCTGCAGCATGGCGGCGCGGCAGGCGTTCCAGCCAGCACGATACCCGCGAACTTCTCCACCATATGACCGACTGGCCTGCTGCGGCGTCATTTCCTCCGGCGCTACCGGCGCTGGCTGCGCGTGGCGATAGAGCTTCGTTCCTGGCTCCAGTGGGCATAGCATCCTGATGGATGGACCAAGAGCAGCGCATATCCCTACATTTGGTGCCTGATACACTTCTGCCACCGGCTCGCTGTCCATTGCGGCCAGCGCCATGCGGGCCACTCGTTTGAGAATCTCTAAGTCGGCAAACCCAAGCCGATAGCCAACCTTTAAATCAAATACGGCCTGAACGCTTTCTTCTCTGGTTATGGTTGATTTGGTCATTGGTCACCCTTAGGCGTGCATACGCCACGTAGTGAAACATCGGCATTGTTTACCTTTTTAACTTCGGCAAACGCTGCTCGACAGGCGGATTCTGTTTGAAACTCTTGAGTGGTGATGGTCGGGTTTTCGTAACCGCCGAACATCCAGATAATGAGCACCCACATCACTCAGCCTCCCACTTGATGCCAGCGGCGGTAAGTATCCGCTCCACCTTTTCCTGATAACCTTGACCACCGGCGCTAACAGCCTGCGGCAGCTTCACGGTGACGGTGCGGGACTCCAGCTCGGCGATGCGCTGGCGCAGTGCTGTGTTATCGTCGAATAGCTCACAGATGTGGCGATTCTGCTTGCGAACGCGGTTTTCGCTTTCGGTCGTTTGCTGCTGCGCCTTCTCCAGCGCCTCTACTAGCGCGAGGATGTTGGCAGGGCTAGCGATAGCGACATAATCCCTTGTCGACTTATGGTCTATTTCTGCAATGGGTTGATAAGTACGATAGCCACATTGGGAACTGTAACTACCTTTGCGAATAACGTAAAAGTCACCGCTAATTTTCTTTGCCTGCCAGTCATCAGCCCCTGCTTTATTTGCTGCCGCTTTCAGGTTCTGCGCCAGTTCGGTGATATCAGTCATGCCGCACCTCCTGTTTGTTTTTATCTGCATAACGAACGTCGGCGCTGCGGTAGTCCATGCTGATATCCCACTCATAGCAGCCACAGGACGCCCTAATAACCTCATCGGCTCCTGTCGGGTTCATGTCGTATAACGCCTCAGCTATGACGTGCAGACGCTTTTCTGCTGGTACTTTTGCCAGCTCTGAGCGAATGTTTGAGATGTGATCAGCTATCTGTCGTCTGAAGTCATGCCTGCTCATTTGTCGGCCCCCTCGCGCAGCTGCTCGAAAAACTCCTTACCGCAGTCGATAGCGCCAACAATTACGGCAACTTCATCGCCTACAAAATCCCCCTCATCGACACACTGCTGCAGGCGACCAATGAACTCTTCCACCCCATCAGCCTTAATCCCGGCTACGATGCGATCGGTGGCTGGGGTTTCCGGCGCATGCATAATTGCGACAAGCATTGCATCATGCATGCAATCCGCATCAGGGCACCCAAGCGCCTCTGCTGTTTTAAACTCCCGGTACATGTTTTTGAATGCATCCGTTTTACACCATGCGTTGATGTCCTTCAGCGCCACATTCTCCGCAGCCAGCTGCTGGTACGCTTTCGCCAGCTTCAGGAACTTCTGCTCTCTGATCGACAGCTCGCCTGCGCTCTCCAGCGACTGAATGAGTTCGTTTACTGTTGAGATGTTCATGCTGTCCACCATTCAATAAACATGCAGATACCAACGGTTACTACGGCAATCAGCACCCAGCAGATCACATCCAAAATGGCGGCGAACCGACGGAGGGTGTATTTGCTGTAATTCTCAGGATCCATATTCATACCGCCTCCCCAAGCACCCAGCGCAGAGCCTCGGCATATTCGCCACTGGCATCTTCGAGTGCTTTTGTAATTTCCTTGCGTGATTTGATACGCGGCTTTGCTTCACCAAGAACCTGGCGCTGTCGCCGGGCTTTTTCATGGCCCGTGGTGCCGGCGGTCGCTGTCTCGATCTGCTTGACCTTCTCCCGTTGCTCTTCGGGTTTAAGCGATGCCAACTGACGCGCCTGGGTAACGGTAATTGTGCCAGCCTCTACCGCTTCCCGGACGGCCTGGGTAGCATCGAGGAGGGAGAGCGTTGCTCGAACGGTCTGAACGCTGCAGCCAAACAACACAGCAATGTCGTCCTCATCGAGCCCGCGGTCGAGCGCGTCTGACATTTTTTTAGCCCGGCCAAGCGGTGTATCAGGTCGGCGAATTTCGTTTTCACTGACCATGTATTTAGCCATCTGATTTGCTGATCCGCGCTTAACGACCCCAGGAACAAGCAGTGGGGCTTTGCCCTCTTTCAAAAGAAGCTTATTTGCCTCCAGGGTATGTTTTACGCGCTGACGGCCTACAACTACGCAGGTGAGCCCCGTTTCAGGGTCTTTCCAGACGATGATAGGTTCCAGTACACCCAGCTCTTTGATGTTCAGAACCATTCCTTCGTCGATAGGAAGGTGGACCCGTTCATCGTAAAGCGGGTGTGTTTTGTCGGTAACCAGATGCAGGCTTTCAGGTTCGAACGTTAAAACGTTCGTTTTGCCGCTGGCGCCGTATACAACCTTTGAGTCTTTAGCCATCAGAGAGCCTCCACGTTACGGAAGCTGGTGGGGCAAATTGCTTTCAAATCGCGCATTGCTTCGAGGACATACAGATTTGTGCGCTTCTTGGTGTGTCGCTCGGTCAGGCGATCGCACTCTTTCGCCCATGATTTGACCTCTGCGAGAAGGGCGTCACGTTCGGTGCGCGTCTGGCGCAGAGCTACATTCGAAACATCGAGGACGGTAGCCAGTTCCTTGATGATTGCTGCCTGTTCTGGTGGCATAGTTTTGGCTATTTCGTACGCCTGTTTAATCAGTTGTTTTGCTGTCTTAGCCATCTTTTGTTCTCCATCTGACGCGCTGCAACGCGTAAATTTAGGGTGCAGCAACCCAACCCATGAGAGTGGGTGAATAGCTGGTTAAAATTTCTTGCTGATGGGGGACCGCCACTGCAATGGCGGTACGTTAGTTCTCCACACAACACAGAAGAGCACCTGCGGCCGCAAATCCGCTCGGGCGGATTGTGTTAGGGCACGTCACTCGGTGGTGCTCTGATGTCTTTTGTAAAAGGGCGAACCAGAAACAATGGGGAAACTGGTGCCGCCAAGATGACATAGTCCATCAGACTCACTTGATGTTAGGTTATGCCTAATGCCATGTCAATAGGCTTAGCCTAATGGTGGTCGGCGGTCAAAAAAAATCCCGCATAAGCGGGATTTGTGTGAAATAAAGCTAATGTTTTTATGATTATGGACGACGCTTTCTGAAATTCTCATCATTCTGTACATATTGTAAAGAATCAAGGATTAAACCTGAAATCCTTAATACATCCTCGGGATGTTCAATGAAAATACGATTGTTATCATGTTCAAGTCCGGCTCTTTTAATTTCATTACCGGTTATTTCATTGATATCAATTGGTAACTGTATGTTTGAGCGATTCTTCTTGTCATAATAGCGAACCAGCCAGCGGTTTGTTTTTCCTTGGAAAAGAATAGAGTAATAGGACTCTGTATCTTTGGCTTGAAGTTCGTATGCAGGGCCTATAATAGAACAGATTTTTTCAAATAAAATTCTTTCATTATAGGTTGTTACTATGTTGGGGTTCTCTGCATCGACAATATCTGCGCGCTCATCAATTACATTATTTTCAGTTGCATCAGCAGGGGATTCTAATTCAGGAATAGATGTTCTTGATGAAAGACCAGAAACAACCATTTCACTTACTGACCTCTCTACGGCCTGCCTCACCAATGGAGTTATTGTTTCTATAAATCTTTGATTTAATTGACGACCAATATTTGCTCGTCCTGCAACATATCTAACAAATTCATGATCTACTTCCCGAAGGCTTGTACTCACAACTTTAACAAATGCAGAAATATATACACTCTCTTCGGCAAGGGTTCTTAGGGCCTCTGGTTTGAATTTGTCATGGCGGAATCTAAATAATTGCTCAGCATCAGAATCTTTAATGTCATCCATCATGATTCGTAAAAATGGCGTTGAATCCATTATATTTTTTTCATTGAGATCCGTAAAAAAGCGCCATTCAATTCCATTAGTAATTGCTGATATTGTCACCTCAGGAGTAGAATTAAAATACCTAGATAATTGAGGACAATGGTTGTCCATTTTTTCTTTACAACCTTTGGCCTCAATAAACATAACGGGAACACCTTGGCAGAATAGAGCATAATCTACACGCTCACCCACTTTCACACCAGGGAAGTCCGCACCATATTCAGCTTTGACTTTTTGCGGATCATATGCGTTAAAGCCTAGGATGTCCAAAAAAGGAAGTATCAAAGCCTGCTTGGTTGTCTCTTCCGTTGTGCAGTGTTCTCTAACATTTTTAACATGTTCAATGTGATTTTTAAGACGTACTTTGAAGTTTTCCATGCATCCTCCATGCAAAGTGAAAACCTGCTGTTAAATCAAAGCAAGTCACAATCCCGGATAGGCTTCATACAAGCCAATCCCCCACAGGGATTGAGTTATGCAAGCGAATCAATCTCAGAGCTTTTAACATGTATGGAGCTTAGAGATATTGTCCGTTAGACCATATAAGCTTAAGCTCTGGCTTTCGTTTGTTTTTTTCCATCTTCCTCCTGCTCTGCCCATCTCCTTATCTTCATCTCTAATGAGTCTAAATATGCTTTAGCATCGCTATCTACCCAGCCAGGTATACGCTGTCCTTGCTCTAAGAGGACAAAATCAATGATAGCCTTTTTTTCTCTCGAAGCCTTATTATAGAGCTCGTCAATAGAACCATTTTTAACTATGGGATCTGTTGCGGGCTCACATGTATCAGTTAGCGGGTATCCCTTTAGTCCCCAGTGCTCGGGGCCCACAACATCAGAAAAGTAGTTCCAAAGCTCTGGTAGCTTCTCTTTCGATATGGAGCCTTTATTGATCCAGTCATGGATTGATGGGGGTTTTATTTTGAAATGACGTGCGATTTCCGCCTTAGTCTTGGCAGAACCTATTGAAAGCTTCTTGTCTATGGCCTGCTCGATCGCTCGGCCCAATTCTTTACCACTAAGCATTGCCTAATAATCCTCATAACCTATAGCTTAGGCAATTCCTATTGATTGTTTATTAGGCTTAGCCTAATATCGGCTTGTGTGGAAATCATAGGAATCCGTTTATGAGAAGTAGCCTTGAAGCAATCAGTGAAGCCTGCCGCATTGTTGGGGGACAAGCCGCTTTGTCAAGGAATCTAGGCATCTCATCACCAACAGTGAATCAATGGACAACGGGCATTAGGCAAATACCTGCGGAACGATGCCCTGAGATTGAGAAAGCTACTGGTGGTGCTGTCACCTGCGAAGAGCTTCGTCCTGACATTGACTGGGCCTATTTAAGAGGTACAGCAATGCGAAAGCTTAATGTCACTGCATCAAATTTGTAACTACCACCCGAGTTTGAAAGGAGTAGGTATGAACCTCAAAGAAGTCGTGAAATCTATGTGCAAAGCATATCCAGGTGGGCGCGAAGCAATGGCTGGCGCCTTGGGTATGACCGTCACGCAGTTCAACAACAACCTCTACGAAAAAAACGGCTGTCGTTTCTTCGAAGTCAGCGAGTTGGAAGCGATGGAAGACATTTCCAACACGTCGTTACTGGCTGACTACTTCGCTCGCCGCCGTGGTGCTCTGCTGGTGGATGTTCCGCACCTGGAAGAACTCGATCGCGTGGACTTGTTCAGCCGGGCAATGCGTACCTCTGCCGCCAGGGGACAGGTTGATCAGATTATCGAACAGGCACTTGAGGATGGGGTAATCGAAAGACATGAAGCTGAAGAAATCATGGTGCATCACCGCCGCCACCTGGCTGCGCGTGAAGAAGAGATCGCGGCAATTATCACGTTGTTTGCACGCAAAAAGAAGTGACGCCAGCGAGTTGCAGCTCCTGGCGTCGTGGCGTGTCGTTATCAGTGGAGATTACTAACGCATGAACAGTTTATCAACACAATACCGCAGGTCGCAACTTGTAGCGCGGCCAGTTCCTGGTGGAGCAGGGCCGGTGCAGTTCGTGTATGGGGTAAGAGTACCAGGCGGATTCGAACCTGTCTGCTACCAGTTTGCTCAGTGGGTGGTAGGGGACTTTAACGGCCAGGCGGAGAAAGTATGCGAGAGCTCAACCGATGGTTCAGAGATCACTACGGTGTCCCGGTCAGGGTCATACGCTGGGAGCCCCAGACACAGCGCGTTATATACCTGCGCGAAGGGTATAAGCACGAGTGTTTCAGCCCCCTCGAGCAGTTCAGACGAAAATTCAGGGAAATAGAGGGGTCTTATGAGCCTGTTAATGCCATCAAGGCCGATAGTCATCAATCCTGACCTTGCCTATAGCATCGGCCTGAATGAAGCCATTGCGCTGCAGCAGCTTAACTACTGGCTGCAGGAGACTAACTCAGGGCTGGAGCGTGACGGCGTACGCTGGATCTACAACACGACAGAGCAATGGCTGGAGCAATTCCCGTTCTGGTCTGAATCCACTCTGAAGCGGACCTTCACCCGGCTGAAGAGCCTGGGCGTGCTTAAAGTTGAGCAGCTGAACAAGTCCCAACGCGACATGACGAACTACTACACGATCAACTACGAGAGTGAGCTTTTAGATGAGGTCAAAGTGACCAAATCGAAGAAGTCAAAATGCGCCGTTCCATCAGGTCAAAATGACACGATGGAAGAGGTCATTGTGAAACGCTCCACCGGGTCAAAACGAACCGCTGTCATCAGGTCAAATTGGCACGATGATCTTACAGAGAATACAACAGAGAGTACTACAGAGATTACAGGTAAAGACTCTTGTCCGGTTGCGCTGCAACCAGACCAGACCGATCCGGCAGAACTCGTTCTGGATCATTTCAATCGGGTAACCAACTCGACCTATGGCAAGGGGGGACGAACCAAAACGACGCTGGGTTATATCCGGGGACGCCTGGCCGAAGATTACAGCCCTGAAGACCTGATGCTGGTGGTTGACTACCTGAACGAGAAATGGGCTCAGGATCCGAAGATGAGCGACTACCTGCGGCCCAAAACGCTGTTTGCTCCCGAGAACTGCGTCGAGTATTTCGACAAGGCCAAAAAATGGGAAGCAGCCGGGCGCCCAGCCTGGACTGGCGGAAAGTGGGTTAAACAAGACACGGCGTTCAAGTCCAGTTATTCCGACGTGGATTATTCAGTGCCAGCGGGGTTCCGTTCATGAGCAAGCCATTTCTGAAATGGGCTGGTGGAAAGTATACCCAGCTGGCTGACCTGTTCGTGCATATCCCGGCAGGGAAACGCCTGATAGAGCCATTCGTTGGTGGTGGGGCTGTATTCCTGAACAGCGATAAGCACGCAGATTACCTGCTGGCGGACGTTAACCCGGACCTGATTAATCTGTATCAGATGTTAGCGGTGGTGCCGGATGAAGTGGAATTAAAGGCCCGCTGGATGTTTGAGCACATGCGGTCATCAGATGGCTATGAGCTGATCCGTTCCGAGTTCAACGCTCAGACGCTGGATGCTACAGAACGCGCAGCTGCATTCCTGTATCTCAACCGGCATTGTTTCAATGGCCTGATGCGCTACAACCAGGCGAACAAGTTCAATGTGGGCTGGGGAGGCTACAAGGCACCGTATTACCCGATGGATGAGATGAAAGCCTTCGCGGCTATGGCGCATAACTGCGTCTTCATTACTGCTGACTATCGCCGAACTATCAGCCTGGCCGGGAAAGGGGATGTGGTTTACTGCGATCCGCCTTACGAACCGATGCCGGGAACAACCGGATTCACCGCCTACGCCGCTGGTGGTTTTAGCTGGGAGAACCAGGTAGACCTGGCGAAGCAATGCGTATCAGCCTTTCACCGTGGGGCTCGGGTAGTGATTTCTAACTCATCTGCACCGAAGGTTCTCGACCTGTACCGTGAGCATGGTTTTAACCTGCAATTCATCAACGCGCGCCGTTCGATCTCCTGCAAAAGCAGTACGCGGGAAGTCGCAAAAGACGTTGTAGCGATCCTTTAAGGGGGCTAAATGAAACTGACTTTACCATTTCCACCGAGCGTAAATAGTTACTGGCGCGCCCCGAGCAAGGGGGCGCTGAAAGGCAGGCATCTGGTAAGCGAGACAGGGCGCAAGTTCCAGAAGGCAGCGAGAGCGGCGATTATTGAGCAACTCCGGGCCGTTCCCCGGCCATCCTCTGATCTGGCCGAGGTTCACATTGTGTTGTATCCGCCGGATGAGCGCCGTCGGGATATCGATAACTACAACAAAGCGCTGTTCGATGCCCTGACCCTAACAGGCGTCTGGGAAGACGACAGTCAGGTTAAGCGTATGCTGGTGGAGTGGGGGAGCATCGTGAAGAAAGGGAAAGTAGAAATCACCATCCGACGTTTTCGTGCAGCTGCCTGACGTGGAGATGATATGAGAGCACTATTAACCCCTGAGATTGCACCACGCATGGGCGTTGTTCTGCTTCGCCCAGGTGCTGATCTCATGCCGATGTTCAGGAGAGGGCGGGTACTGATTGAGCCTGCACCGGAAAAATACAGCGACTACGCAACTGGCGCTATCCCTCCCGCCACGCAGCCACTGGCAGGAGATCCGGTTTTGAAGCCAGTATTCGAAAACAAAGACGTCATTCTGCGCGCGGGTGGTATTAGCTCGCTGGAGGCCGAGCTGGAGCGTCGTTTTGAATGCCAGTATCCCCACGGCTCATGGCACAGCGAAAATTTTACGCTGTTCCGGCATGAGCCTGGCAGCATCCGCCTTTGCTGGGCCTGCGATAACCTGCTGCGTGATCAGTACACAGAGACGCTGGCAGGCATTGCGCGTGATAACCTGGTATCCTGGCTGATAACGGTCATCCGCTCACAGCTGGGGTTCAACGAAGACCATCAACTGACGATCCCCGAGTTGTGCTGGTGGCTGGTAATAAACAATCTGGCGCACGTCATCCCTGAATCGCTGGCCCGGAAAGCCCTGCGATTGCCAGAAATAAAGCATCAACCAGTGATGAAGGAGAGCGATATTGTGCCGGAGCCAGCAGCGAGCGAAGTGGTGCAGAAAAAGATTCTCGGTCTTCGCATAGATCCTGAAACGCCGGAATCTTTCATGCTGCGACCAAAGCGCCGCCGCTGGGTTAACGAGAGCTGGACTCGCTGGGTTAAGTCCCAGCAGTGTGTCTGCTGTAACAAACAAGCAGATGATCCCCATCACCTGATAGGCCACGGACAAGGTGGAATGGGAACGAAAGCGCACGACCTGTTTGTGTTGCCGCTTTGCAGAGCGCACCACGACGAGTTGCATGCTGACACCGTGGCATTTGAGGAGAAGCACGGCTCACAGCTGGAGCTGCTGTTTCGATTTCTGGATCGTTCGCTGGCAATTGGCGTGCTGGCATAGTGGAGAACGCATAATGATTAACCCGTCCGAGGTTGGAAAAGCTGGTGAAATGGTCAGGCTGAAAACGCTGGAGGCCATCTGGATTCAGGGGAAGCTGCGCATGTGGGGCCGCTGGTCCTACATCGGGGGCGGTAGTGGCGGCAATATGTTTAACCAGTTACTGGCTTCCGGGAAAGTCACTAAAACAGCCATCAACGAAGCATTACGCCGGATGAAGAAGTCTGGCATCTCGAAGCCAGAGCTTGAGGCGTTTTTTCGTGAAATACTCGCGGGGAAAAACAAAAGCGGCCTGGCCTTCTGTACAGACGATGAAGGACTGCTGATTGATAAGGTACTGGGGGCAGTCCTCATTACGGGTGGTCACAAAGAGCTATACCACCTGCTGGTGGAGCATTACCGGTTACGGAAGAGCAAACGCCGCATAGCGGAAGAGCTTTATGAAAAGCATCCAGAGTGGTGTTTTATGACCTGCAGGCGAAGAGTTGATGCATGGATAAGTTTAGCAGAATCGATGCTATACGCACCAATGTGTGACGCATTCGGCACAAATGGCGACAGATTTTACTTGCAAAGTGAGCCAGAAACTGCTTGAATTGTGATAGGCTCGGGACGTTAAAGCGAACTGAGCAACAGAACAAAAAACCCGTCTTAGTGCGGGTTTTTTATTTGTGATCACTTTATTTTTTGTATTGCTAAGTTATTGTATAAGCGAGAACTAAAAATCTAAGTGGTGACGATGTGCTTTCAAACAATGAACGCTGGGTTTCTTTTTTTGACTTTGCTTTGACGCCTACACACGCAGCTGCGCCAAGTATTTCTATTACGGATATACTTACAAGGCTTAATCTGCTGGTGAATTCCGGAAATGCCGTGAAGCTGTACAATAATGGCAATAGGGCGCTTAGGATTTCAGAAATGAAGTATGTTGCTGGAGCAGCCCAAGGTACCATGCTAATTCAACTCTGTGACAAGAATGGTTCTGATCCTGTTTTTGGTGAGTTGACAACAGGTAACCTAAGGGTGGAACCCAAGCTTGCAGGGGAAGGCATCGCAGTGTCTTGCCATATTGTGATTTCCACTGCTGTTGAGCCTCATTCAGCTGACCATTACAAAACGCTTGTAGAATCCGTTCCGGGTATAAGTAAATCTGTTCTTGAACCATTCTTAAACGCAATGCTCAAAGAGGCGTTTACTGGTTGTGAGTTCAGAAACCCCGCAACGAAGGCCATGTGCCAACATAGGCCAAAGCTAGATATATATTCTCACGGCTCACAGACATTGATGGATGCCTTAAAAGGGGCGAAACTTCATAATGTTAAGCTTGTGAGCACAAGAAGGAAAGGTGGGTTGGATCAAACAGCGTACACTGAACTCTCAGAAAGGTCAGTCCGGTATAAAATCATTAAGCAACCGCCGTTAAAAGACAAAGAAAGATTATTAGAGATTTTGCGAAGGAAAGGTCAGCAATCAGGATACTCTAAAGTATCAATCAGTTACTCTAAAGACGGTAAACAAGCCAGCCTGGATCTGGACCGTAACGAGGACGCAGCAACTAAACTATTCACTAAAAGTGAGAAAATCATATTAGGCAATTTAATCAACCAATGTGAGAGCAGAGTGCATCTTCAGCTGGAAACAAAGATGATTGGGTTGCTTTAAAGGGAGTTTCAGATGAAACTTTTTTCGCCGCTAAGCTATCTCCTTATCAAGCATGAGGAAAAGAAATGGTATGATTTCAGGGTACCATGTGCGGTGTCATTTGTTGTAACGGTTGTATATCATTACCATGCTAACAAAATTGCTCTAATAGCAACCAATGGCCTTCTTCTTCAAGTTAATGGTTTGCTTCAGGTTCTGATAGGTTTTTACATAGCTGCGTTGGCAGCTGTGGCAACCTTTTCAAGTCCATCTATTGATGAAGTAATGGCTGGTGATCCCCCGACCTTAGTGGAAAAATTTCGCGGTCAAAAAATCACAGTGGAGTTAACTCGCAGGCGCTTTGTGTGTTACCTATTTGGATACCTTGCTCTTGTAAGCTTCATGCTTTTCTGTCTAGGAATGGTTTCAATATTGGTTGGTAAGCCGTTCCATTTATGGTTACTAACATTTTTGTCTGCAGAAGTAATCATATGGCTGAAAACTATCTTCGTAGGAGCGTATTTGTTCATATTAATGAATATCATAACTACGACTCTGCTTGGTCTCTACTTTCTTGCTGTGAGATTTCATCAGTCATAAGTTAAGTTACCAATCATTATGAGGCTGCCTAAGGGCGGCCTTTTTCGTTTCAGGCTCACGGGAATCATCTTCGATACGGCTCGTTGTTAAATCAGCCCGATGGGCCTGTTTCTATTTCCCCTCATTTCTGAGAGGACTCACAGCAATAAGAGGGGGCTAAATGTCCGATCCTGTTTCTGGCACAACGGTAGCTGCTGGCGGGCTGATGGGGGCCAGTATGTTCGGCCTTGCAACTGGCATTGATTATGGTGTGGTATTTGGTGCGTTCGCTGGGGCGGTGTTCTATGTCGCTACGGCGGTAAATATCAGCCGCCTAAAGCTGGTGGGCTACTTCATAACTTCATTCATCTTCGGTGTGATTGGTGCTCCTCTGCTGGGGTCTTACTTCTCAAAGTGGACGGGGTACAGTGACAGGCCGCTTGATGCACTCGGTGCTGTAATCGTTGCAGCCATCGCCATTAAATTGCTGACGTTCGTTAACAGTCAGGATCTGGGTAGCCTGTTTGGGATTCTCTCTCGCTTACGTGGAGGAGGGACAAGCAATGGTAACAAGTGATCCGAGCGCAATCGTCAATGCGGTGATATGCGCTGTAATTGTTGGTGCGTTGATGTTCTACCGGCGCGACGGGTCAAGACACCGCCCCATGATATCGCTGATGGCTTACTTCACTGTGCTGGTTTATGCCAGCATCCCTTTCCGTTTCCTGTTTGGCTTGTACGAGTCATCCCACTGGCTGGTGGTACTGGCAAACATTCTTATCTGCGGCGCGGTTCTCTGGTTCAGGGGGAATATAGCGCGTCTGGTTGATGCACTGAGGCACTAATGAATCAATCACAATTCCAAAAGGCGGCTGGCATCAGCGCCGGGTTAGCTGTGCGCTGGTTTCCGCATATTACAGCCGCGATGAAAGAGTTTGGCATCACTGCTCCACTCGATCAGGCAATGTTCATTGCCCAGATGGGACATGAGTCCGGAGGCTTTACCCGGCTGGTGGAAAATCTGAACTATGCAGCAGATAGCCTTGTGCCTACGTTCGGTAAACACCGTATCACCGCCCAGCAGGCCGCCGCACTCGGCAGAACGGCAACGCAGCCAGCTAATCAGCGAGCAATCGCGAATCTAGTGTATGGGGGCGAGTGGGGAAAAAAGAATCTCGGTAATCAGGTTGCCGGTGATGGCTGGAAATATCGCGGTCGCGGTCTGAAACAAGTCACGGGCCTGAGCAACTATCGCAGCTGCGGACTGGCGCTGAAGCTTGAACTTGTCACCCAGCCTGAGCTGCTGGAGCGAGATGATTACGCAGCGCGTTCAGCCGCATGGTTTTATGTTTCCCACGGTTGCCTGCTTCATTCCGGCGACGTGGAGCGTGTAACGCTGCTTATTAACGGTGGTCGAAACGGTCTGGATAAACGCCGAGCGCTGTTTAACCTCGCTAAATCTGTACTGGTATGAGGTCACTATGGGCATTGAAATGATTATTGGTCTGGCAACTGCTTTGCTGGCGGTTATCGCTGGCGCGTTTGGCATTGGTCATGCTCGCGGGACCAGTAAGGCAGAAGCCAAAGCCGCTCAGCAGCGTACCGAAGGGAATGCCGCCGCTGCCGTCGCCGCAGCAGAACGTAAGGCAGAAGTCACGAAAGAGGCAAGCGATGTACAGCAAAACGTTAGCCATATGCCTGATGACGATGTTGATCGGGAGCTGCGCGAAAAGTTTACCCGCCCCGGTAGTCGTTGATACGGCCTGCAGCTGGGTGCGGATCATCTACCTGACCGACCACGATATCGACGTGCTGGATAAGCAGACAAAGCGCTACATTCTGGCACACAACAAAGCAGTGCAGGCCAATTGCCAAAAAATTAACCCCACCAAGGGATAAATCACCAACTATCCCCACCCGAGGATAAAGCAATGAAGCAATAAGCGGATAGACCGCAGCAGCCGAATGGCGGCAATCGCAGGGGCATAACCTGCGCCCGAGTCTCTCGTCGTGAGCCAGCTTCGCATCTGGTTAGGGTTAATGAATATAAGTAGCGCCGGGGAAGCATCAGGAAAGCCAATCCTGAACTGGTTATGGGCGGCCATAGGGCGGCATACGACTCAAGGGCATGAGCGCGGCCACTGCGAGAGTGTGGCAATGCATTACAGAAGCCATTTCGGATAGTGACTTCGATAATGCTCCCCCATCGCATAGAGGTAAAACATGTCAGAAATTACACCTGCAGAACAAATCCGCCTGACTATCATCAAGAAAGTTAACTACGACACCGCAGCGGCCAAGCTGGCCATTGACTGGGTTGGTGATAGCAATCTGAAAGCTGAGCTATTCGCTGACTCTTTTGATCGTGTCTTCACTGAAAGTGAGATTGTCTCGAAGACCCGCAAGGCCATCCAGGAAGCGACTGAGGCGCTGGCGTTGTTTGATACCGTGACTGAGTAGTCCAGCTAAGGCATTACAACAGGCATTCAATGAGTGCCTGTGATAATGTCCTTGTTAATTTTAACGCGAGGATTGAGCTAATGCTTTGGACTTCAGTGAAATTTAAAATGCCTGAAACTACGAAAATGACGTCGTGGTTTATCGTTAATACAGCGAAGGGGATTGGTGTCACAACTTACTCACCACTGAACGGTTTCTCAAAAACAGTCTTCATAGATAACGAAACACATCACGATTTAGAGGTTACTCATTGGATGCCGCTGCCTCATCCGCCTGAGAGTTAATAATTCGAACTCAAAATGGATTAGTTTTCCCACCTCACTCAAGCCACTGGCATTTGCCGGTGGCTTTTTCATTGGAGGCTGTATGCGCCTGACAGTTCTCGACGACGATCCGGGTGAACGCATCGAACCCGGTCGCGAGCGTATCACGGTGTACCTCGATAGTGTTGAGGTGAAGCATGTCTTCTCGGCTGATAGCGATAAAGGCGAAGTGATTGCCGCCGTGCTTGATAGCCTGGGTTACCTCACTGCTGAGAACGGAGAGGTTAAGCGCGAGACTCTGTTCGGTCACGTGAGGATAGAGCGATGCCCGCGCTGATACCCCGCGCTTGCCGCAAGCGTGGATGCCCTGGCACCACCACTGACCGTTCGGGATATTGCGAGAAGCATCGCAATGAGGGATGGCAGCAGCACCAGCAGGGCAAGAGCAGGCATGAGCGCGGCTATGGTAGCCAATGGGATATCAGACGTGCGCGCATCCTAAAGCGTGACAATCATCTGTGTCAGAACTGTTTGCGCAACGGTCGTGCGGTAGCAGCTAAGACCGTGGACCATATCAAGGCTAAGGCTCATGGGGGTACCGATGATGATTCGAATCTTGAAAGCCTGTGCTGGCCCTGTCACAGAACGAAAACCGGCCGTGAGCGCTTCAAATGATATCAATTCCCATTTGGATGGCGACAGGGAGGGGGCGGGTCAAATCCCTAACGGCAAAGGCCCAAAGGACCGCCGCCTAACCTTTTTTCACACCGCCGCAGGTTAGAAAACTTTTTTTGGGGTCCCCCATCCAATGATTAATAGGAGTTTTCGATTATGCCAGGACCACCGAAAACCCCGACACATCTGGCTTTAGTGAAGGGGAACCCATCCAAGCGCCCGATCAATAAGAACGAGCCAAAACCCCCGTCAGGGGTCCCCCCAATACCGAAACATTTCGATAAACAGGGTAAGTACTGGTTCAAGCGTATTGGTGAGGAACTTGATGCCGTCGGCGTGTTGACCACGCTTGATGCTAAAGCGCTGGAGTTGTTGATAGAAGCCTATGTTGAATACCGGCATCACTGCGACACTCTTGATCGTGAAGGTTACACCTATGCCGTCTACAGCGAAGATGATTCAGATGAAGGAGGGGAGCGGGAAATCAGAATGATAAAACCGCACCCTGCAGCAGTCATGAAGGCTGATGCGTGGAAACGGATCAGAGCGATGCTGAGCGAATTCGGCATGACACCTGCCAGCCGATCAAAGGTTGGTGCAAATGGCCCGGCAGAAGCCGACCCACTGGAAGAATTTCTTAAAAAGCGCAAATGATGAATGGCAACCGTTGCAGATGGATTCCGCTACGCCGAGCGCGTGGTATCTGGCGATATCGTTGCTGGCGAACTGGTGCGTCTTGCGTGCCAGCGGTTCTTTCATGATTTAGAGCACGGCCCGGAGCGCGGTGTTTATTTTGATGAAGGCCGCGCCCAGCACGTTCTCGATTTTTATAACTTCGTCCCCCATGTGAAGGGGCACTTGACCGGCAAGCCGATCGAGTTGATGGACTGGCACACGTTCATTCTGATTAACCTTTTTGGCTTTGTCGTCCCGCTGATAGATGAAATAACGTTCGAAAGCATTCTTGACGACGATGGCGAACCCATGTTTGTACGGCGATTTCGTACTGCTTATGACGAAGTAGCCCGTAAGAATGCAAAATCAACCCTTTCATCTGGAATCGGCCTTTATATGGCTGGCGCTGATGGGGAGGGAGGCGCTGAGGTTTATTCCGCTGCAACAACCCGGGATCAGGCCCGCATTGTATTTGATGATGCCAAACGCATGATTAAGCTGGCACCGAAAACTCTGGGGCGGTTATTTGGCAGTAATAAGCTGAATATTCACCAGGAGCGGACGGGCTCTAAGTTTGAACCTGTAGCCAGTGATGCGAACAACCTCGACGGCCTGAATATTCACTGCGGAATTGTTGATGAGCTCCATGCACATAAAACCCGAGATGTCTGGGAAGTTCTCGAAACAGCTACCGGCGCACGTCTGCAGTCCCTTATTTTCGCAATCACAACTGCTGGGTTTAATAAAGAAGGTATCTGTTATGAACAACGTGAATATGCGATTAAAATTCTGAAGAATTTCGATAACCCCGACCCTCTTTCAATTAAGGATGACAGCTATTTTGCTCTGATTTATACCCTGGATGAGGGGGATGATCCTTTCGACGAGGCAAACTGGCCGAAAGCAAATCCCGGCTTGGGAATATGTAAGCGTTGGGACGATATGCGCCGCCTGGCAAAAAAGGCGAAAGAGCAGGTAGCGGCGCGTGTCGGTTTTTTTACCAAGCATCTCAATATCTGGGTGCAGGGTGAAAAAGCATGGATGGATATGGCGCGCTGGGAAAAATGCCGTGACGACTGGGACGACTCCACATCTGCCAACTGGTCAATGTGGCTCGGCGTTGACCTTTCCAACAAAATTGATATTTCAGCTGCAGTTAAAGTCTGGCTTGCTCCAAATGGCGATGTTTATGTCCGCTCCAGATTCTGGATACCTGAAGGTCGGCTGGAAGCCTGTTCCAAGCAGCAGGCGGACCTTTACAGAAAATGGAATCTCGCTGGATTCCTTGAGTTTACCGATGGCGATGTCGTTGACCATGCAGTAATTAAAGAGGAAACGATCGAATGGGCGCGAGGTGACTCGCTGAACGAGTTTGCATACGACCCGTGGAGTGCCACTCAGTTTGCTTTATCGGTAGCAGCTGAAGGCGTACCGATTGTTGAAGTCCCTCAGACCGTTAAAAACCTGTCTGAAGCAATGAAGGAAGTCGAGGCGAAAATTTACGCCGGGCGTTTTCATCACGATGGCAATCCGGTGATGACATGGATGATGTCAAACGTCACCGTCAAACCAGACAAAAACGAGAATATTTTCCCCAACAAGGCCACGCCTGAAAACAAAATTGACGGTCCTGTCGCGATGTTTATTGCGATGAGTCGCTTGCTTGTTAACGGTGGTGGTGAAGTTGACTTCCTGTCCACTATCGATCCTGACGAAGACCTTTTACTTCTATGAAAACTCTAATCACTGATGTTATCGGGCTTACCGGGTTCGGTTCGCTTGCTGCAGGCGTGTATCTCCAGTTCGGTCTGGCGATGTCTCTGATGATGTCGGGAACCCTGCTACTCATTTATGCGCTGTTAGCGGCAATGAGGGGGAATAATGCTGCTTGATGCTCTTTTTCGCAGTGAACCACTGGAAAATCCGGCCACGCCGATCACGAGTGAATCGGCCGAAACCGATAACGTGTTTGCCCGAGACGTATTTGTCAGCCCGGAAACGGCGATGAAGCTGGCTGCGGTGTATGCCTGTATTTACGTTATCTCTTCGAATATCGCTCAGATGCCACTGCATGTTATGCGGAAAACCAATAACAAGGTTGAAGCTGCCCGCGATCACCCTGTGTTTTACCTGGTTCACGATGAGCCGAATATGTGGCAGACCAGCTATAAGTGGCGTGAGCTAAAACAGCGTCATATTTTGGGCTGGGGGAATGGTTACACCTGGGTGAAGCGTTCCCGTCGTGGTGAAGTTTCCGGGCTGGAATGCTGCATGCCCTGGGAAACGACACTGCTTAACACGGGTGGTCGGTATACCTATGGCGTTTACAACGAAGAGGGGGCGTTTGCCGTCAATCCCGACGATATGGTGCATATCCGGGCGCTGGGTAACAACCAGAAAATGGGGCTTAGCCCAATTATGCAGCATGCCGAGACGATAGGAATGGGGATGAGTGGGCAGGCTTATACCAGTTCATTCTTCAACGGTAATGCGCGACCCGCTGGCATTATTTCGGTGAAAAGCCAGCTGAATGAAGAAAGCTGGGGGCGTTTAAAAAGCATGTGGCAAAAAGCTACAGCTGCTTTGCGCAGCCAGGAGAATAAAACAATGCTTCTCCCGGCAGAGCTGGATTACAAAGCGCTCACCGTTTCCCCGGTTGATGCCCAGATCATTGATATGTCGAAGCTGAATCGGTCGATGATTGCCGGGATATTTAATGTACCGGCGCACATGATTAACGATCTCGAAAAAGCCACTTTCTCAAATATTACGCAGCAGGCCATTCAGTTTGTCCGCTACACGATCATGCCGTGGGTAACGAACTGGGAACAGGAACTCAATCGCCGCCTGTTCACCCGTGCTGAACTGGCCGCCGGATATTACGTCAGGTTTAACCTGACAGGCCTGCTACGCGGGACCCCGCAGGAACGTGCTCAGTTCTACCACTTTGCGATCACTGATGGCTGGATGAGCCGTAATGAAGCGCGAGCCTTCGAAGACATGAATCCGGTAGATGGCCTGGATGAAATGCTGGTGAGCGTTAACGCCGCGAACCCCGCAGACGATTTTAAGGCACCTAAAACCGACGAGGAAAAGCCCAATGAATGACCGTGAAACGCGCTGTTACAGCGGGGAGGTCAGAGCCGAGCAACGCACCGATGAACCTACCCGCATTCTGGGCTATGGCTCGGTGTTCAACAGCCGTTCTGAACCCCTGTGGGGATTCCGTGAAATCATCAAGCCCGGAGCATTTGACGATGTGCTGAATGATGATGTTCGCGGGCTGTTTAACCATGACCCCAACTTTATTCTCGGACGGAGCGCTGCCGGGACGCTATCCCTGTCTGTCGATGAGCGCGGCCTGCGTTACGACATTACAGCGCCGGATACGCAAACTATCCGCGATCTGGTGCTGGCGCCGATGATGCGCGGTGATATTAGCCAGTCATCTTTTGCCTTCCGGGTATCCCATGACGGTGAAAATTGGTACCAGGACGATGAAGGGATCGTTATTCGTGAAATATCGAAGTTTTCCCGGCTGTTTGATGTCAGTCCGGTGACTTATCCCGCATATCAGGAGGCCGACTCCGGCGTCCGATCGATGAAAGCCTGGCAGGAGGCGCGCGACAGCGGTGCGCTAAAGAACGCCATTAATCAACGAATGGCGCGTGAGCGCCTGCTGACCCTTCTTAACGCGTAAGGAAAAATCATGAAACTGCATGAAATGAAGCAAAAACGTAACACCATCGCCAAAGATATGCGTGCCCTGCATGACAAAATTGGTGATACACCCTGGACCGATGAGCAGCGTACTCAGTGGAACGCTGCAAAATCGGAGCTTGACGCCCTTGATGAGCGTATTGCACGCGAAGAGGAACTGCGCCGCCAGGATCAGGACTATATCCACGAAAACGAGCCGGAACAGCGCCAGCAGCAGAATCGTGATCCAGCAAATCCGGAAGCACAGGCTAACGAACGTCGTGCTGCGGCGTTTAATGCGTTTTTGCGCCGTGGTCTTGGCGAGATGAGCGCTGAAGAACGCCAGGCTTTAAAGGAGCTGCGTGCTCAGGGCACGACGCCGGATGAAAAAGGGGGGTACACCGTACCAACCCAGTTCCGCAATAAGATCGTCGAAGCACTGAAAGATTACGGTGGAATTGCCAGTGTGGCGCAAATTCTGAATACCGCCAACGGCCAGGACATTGACTGGGCAACCTCTGACGGTACCACTGAAGAAGGTGAACTGCTGGGCGAAAACACTGAAACCAGTGAAGAAGACGTGTCTTTCGGCGGTGCAACGCTGGGGGCTAAAAAACTGTCCTCTAAAATCATTCGCGTATCCAATGAACTGCTCCAGGACAGCGGCGTAGATATCGAGGCGTTCCTGGCCGCGCGTATCGCCACTCGCATCGGACGTGGTGAAGCGAAGTATCTGGTATTAGGTACCGGCACAGGCACCCCGCTGCAGCCTAAAGGGCTGGCTGCGTCGGTAACTGGCACCAAAAATACCGCAGCAGCGACCACCTTTACCTGGAAAGAGCTGAACGCCCTGAAGCACTCTGTCGACCCGGCATACCGTAACGGTCCAAAGGTGCGCTGGGCCTTTAACGATGCAACGTTGCAGCTGGTGGAGGAAATGGAGGACGGACAGGGCCGCCCGCTCTGGTTACCGAACATTATCGGTGGCGCACCTGCTACTGTTCTGCAGGTGCCGTATGTCGTTGACCAGGCTATTCCTGATATCGCGGCTGGTGCCAAATTTGCCTACTTCGGCGATTTTAACCGCTTTATCGTTCGTCGCGTCACTTACATGACGCTGAAACGGCTGGTTGAGCGTTACGCAGAGTACGATCAGACTGGCTTCCTGGCCTTCCACCGCTTCGACTGCGTACTGGAAGATACCGGCGCGATTAAGGCGCTGGTGGGTAAAGCGGCATCTGGCGGCTAAGGCAATAATCAGCTTCAACCTCCACCGCTCCGGCGGTTTTTTTATGCCCGCAGTTCGCTGCGGGCCAGGGAAAATACATGAGCACAACGATTGAGATGTTGCGGGCGCAGTGTCGGATCGATATTGACGATGCAACCGAAGATGAACTGCTGACGCTGTATTTCACAGCTGCTCGGCGTCGCGCAGAGAACTTCATTAATCGGAAACTGCATGAAGACTCTGTGCCTGATACCGATCCCGACGGGTTAAAAATTGCTGACGATATCCTCCTGGCGCTGATGCTTCTTGTTGGGCATTGGTTCAACAGCAGGGAAGAAGCTTCCGATGTAAATAAAATGAGCATCCCCTTCGGCTTCACTTCGTTGCTTGAACCCTACCGATATATCCCACTTTGAGGTGATTTATGGCCTGTGAAGGGTGTCTCCGTCGGCGTGAATGGTTAAAAAAGTGGACGAAAATAGCCTATGAACGAGCAACTGGTAAACGCGCTGATAGCAGCGCTGAGAGAACAAACAGCAGCACAGCGAGAGCAGACGGAAGCGATAAACCGCCTGGCTGAGTCTAACGTCGCCCTGTCCGATGTGATTATCCAGTCGCTTGCCGGCGATCTCGAAGAGGCGCCAGAGCAGCAAACCTATCTGAGTGGGAAACCAAGGGGGTGATATGCAGGCCGGAAAATTGCGTCACAGGATCACCCTGCAGGAACCGGTCAAAGAACAGAACCCGACAACGGGAGCCGTGATTAATACCTGGCGCGATGTCGCAACCCTTTGGGCCGAAGTCGCTGCTTTATCCGCACGTGAGTTTATTGCGGCACAGGCCTCTCAGGGCGAGGTTACCACTCGGATAACGATTCGTTACCGTGAGGGCGTCACCCGGAAGCATCGGATCCTGTTTCGTGGCCGCATCTACAACATTGAGGGCGTTTTACCTGACCCCCGGAGCGGCAGGGAATACCTGACACTACCATGTTCAGAGGGGGCTAACGATGGCTGATGGCGTAGAAGTAAACCTGACTGGCCTCGATTCCGTCCTGGGGAAACTGGATGCCGTCTCACAGGTCACTCGCGATAAATCCGGTCGTGCAGCGCTGCGTAAAGCGGCAAACGTCATCAGGGACAGAGCGCGCAATAATGCCGCGCGGGTAGATGATCCTCTCACCAAAGAGGCTATCTACAAAAACATTGTGGTCAGCTTCAGCAGCAAGGCGTTTCGCAGAACCGGCGATCCAACGTTTCGTGTCGGGGTGATGGGCGGCGCCAGGCAATACGCCAATACAAAGGCCAACGTCCGAAAAGGCAGGGCGGGTAAAAGTTATAACACTGCCGGAGATAAAGGTAATCCCGGCGGGGATACCTGGTACTGGCGATTCCTGGAGTTCGGCACAGAGCACGCAGCAGCAAAGCCTGTTTTGCGACCGGCGATCAATGGTGTTGATACCGACGTAATTAATATTTTCGCAGCGGAGCTGGAAAAGTCCATTGATCGCGCTGTGCGACGGGCGGCTAAAAAAGGAACTCCGGTATGATTGCTCCAATATTTGCAGTTTGCGCAGCCAGCCAGGCAGTCAGGGTTTTGTTAGGCTCTAATCCCGTGAGGCTTTATCCGTTCGGGATGCAGGACGACAATATCGTTTATCCCTATGCAGTCTGGCAAAACATAGGCGGCTCACCTGAAAATTTTCTGAACCAGCGGCCAGATGCGGATCGCTATTCTCTGCAGGTTGATGTCTATGGCGATACTGACACCGACGTGATCGCTGCAGCCCGTGCTTTACGCGACGCAATTGAGGGCAAGGCCTATATCACCCGATGGGGTGAACAAAGCCGCGATGCTGAAACAATGCGATACCGCTATTCCTTCGATGTTGACTGGATAACGACCAGATAACCAACAACCCCAAACTGACCCGCCTTGTGCGGGTTTTTCTTTTATGGAGACAAAACATGTCTGTATTAACGCAAGGCACGCAGTTTTTTGTGCTCAAGTCTGGCGTGGTCAGCGAGGTTGAATGCATCACCAGTTTCAACCCCGGCGGGAACCCTGCCGATCAGATTGAAGATACCTGTCTGAGTGAACGGGATTCCAGAACCTACAAAAAGGGGCTTAAAACGCCTGCGGCCGCAACCGTCGGGCTTAACGCTGATCCGACGAACGCCAGCCACATTATGTTGCATGGCCTCGCTGAAGCGAATGACCAGACGCCGTTAACTTTTGCGGTTGGCTGGTCAGATGGAACCAGTGTCCCGACAGCCGCCGCTCCTGGCGCTGAGGATGCTGTTGATGGCCTGGTGCTGCCATCGGATCGCACCTGGTTCATTTTCCAGGGTTACGTTTCCGATTTCCCGTTTGATTTCCAGGGTAACGCTGTTGTGACGACCTCCGCCACGATCCAGCGGTCTGGCTCTTCCGTATGGGTGCCGAAGGTCGCAGCGTAATAATATGCCCGGTTATCCGGGCTTTTCAATTCAGGAGCTGAAATGCAACTTACTCTCGATACGTTAAAAGAAACCGGTGCCTTTACCGGGCGTCCCGTGGAAAAAGAAATTAAGTGGAAAGGCCGTGACGGGAAAGAGCATATCGCAACCGTCTATGTGCGCCCGATGGGCTACCACACTACTAAAGCTGAACTGTTGGCGTATAACGGGAAATCGGACCCGATTGCTGAGCGCATTGCGGCGCATATTTGCGATCAGGACGGCGCCCCAGTGTTTACCGCGGCTGACATTCTTGGGACTGCTTCCCCGGATCGTGGGGCGCTGGACGGTCCGATTGTTATGGCCCTCCTGGCTGCAATTCATGATGTAAACGAACTGGGAAAGACTACGAGCTAACCGGCGAGGATGAATTCTGGTGCGAACTGGTGATGAATGGCATCGGCGGCCGCACCATCGCAGAGGCTCAGGAGCGGATGAGTCGCAGGGAATTTCTGGTTTGGCTCAAGTACCGTGAGAAGTACGGACCGCTCAATATCATGATGCGTACCGAGTGGGGAGCGTCGCTGGTGGCGTCTGTCCTGGCTAACATCAATAAGGCAAAGAACACGCCGCCGTTCAAGGTAAGTGACTTTGCACCGCACATCAACGAAGCGCCATTATCTCTGGAAGAGGCCATGAAATCCTGGGACTAATTATTGTTTTTGCCTTTAAAAAAATCCTGCTACCCTTTTGGTAACTATTATCACGAGGGAATGATATGAAGAGTTCAGGGCAGTTGTTATCGCTGGCAGGTATAATTCTCGCGGTGTACTCATTGTTCTTTATGAATGTGAGTGTTGAGGTTGGCGATGGTACAAGAGTTAATAATATTGGGCTAATGGCTCAACAGCAAAACTATTTATTAGTTGCGGTTGTTCTTTTTCTTGCTGGTATCTTTATTTCATTCTCAGGGAGAAAGAAGTCATTACAAGAGGTAGATTTCACTAAAATAGAATCTTTCTCATCAGATGACTTTGTTTCTTTGAAAGATGGTGAACCATGTCTTAATATCTTGGCTGTAGACAATCTTGCAATGATGTTTTTAAAAAAACATGGTTCAAGTAGTGTTAATGATATCCTTTTTATGAATATGCCTTTAATCGATAGGTTAGAACAAGGTCTCCCTGAACCACTAAGGAAAGATTTTAAATCTACCCTTAAAAGGAGGTTAAAGGACAATTGTTAAAATAACGCCCGCTAAAAGCGGGCTTTTTTTCACTTGGAGAATTTATGGCTGGCAAGTCACTGGGAACTCTGACTATCGACTTGGTTGCAAAAGTTGGTGGATTTGTTTCAGGGATGGATAAAGCTGAGCGTGCATCAGCCAAGTGGAGCAAGCAGGTACAAGATGATGTGGCAAAATCCAGTGCTGCACTAGCAGGTATAGGGGCAGCAGCTATTGCAGCTGGGCTGGCTGTTGGCGCATCCGGATTTCAATTACTGAAATCCACATCCAGGCAAATAGCAGAAACTGACCGCTGGGCTAAATCATTACAATTATCTACCCAGGAACTTCTTGCTTGGCAGTTTGCAGCTGAAAAGGCTGGTGTCTCCGGTGACCAAATGGCTGATATCTTCAAGGATATTGGTGATAAGATTGGCGACGCGGTATTAAATAAATCAGGTGAAGCTGTTGATGCGCTCAACGCTCTTGGATTATCTGCGGAAAAACTATCAAAAGTCAGTCCAGATAAACAATTGCTCGCTATCGGTGAATCTTTGGAGAAAATTAGTACTAATGCCGAGAAGACCACAATTCTTGAAAGTTTGGGTAACGACCTTTCAAAATTACTTCCTTTGTTTGATAACAACAACCAAAAACTCAAACAGTTTATTGACCTTGCTAAAGATTATGGTGTTGCTCCTGATCCATCCTCTATTGATGATTTAGTAAAGGTTAATCAACTTTTTGAAGATATGGAGGCTCAGGTTGCAGGGCTCAAAATTGAGATTGCAGCCGGTTTGGCAAAAGTTGATCTAACTCCTTTGCAGGGCTCACTTGATAAGCTTCATGACGTCCTGACTGACCCCTTGGTTCTTCAAGGAATTTCTGATCTTGTATCGGAAGTCGCTCAACTTGCTGGATGGCTTGTAAAAGCAGCTGCAGGTGCGGGCCAACTAGCAGCCAGCACAGGAAACCGTTTTGCGGCACTTAGTGGCAAGATCGACCTAACAAATATAGACCAAGTTAATGAACGTATTGAATACCTGCAAAAAATTCTTGAAGGAAAAAAAGGTTTTTACTCTCAAAGTGAGTCTATGTTTGGTTGGATTACAGGGGTAGATGACAGCGCGAAAGCACTAAATGATGAACTGCTATCTCTTATAGAAACAAGAGATAAATTTTCTAAAGCTAGTAAATCGGTGCTGCCCCTTCAGGTAGCCACTGTGGGAACGGACAACCCATTTTCTTTACCTCCTGGTGGTACGAACGGAAAACCTGTTAAAACACCAACAAGTAAAACAGAAAATGCTTTTAACAGTAGATTGCTTGATCTACAAAAACAAGCTGCCCTTATTGAAACTACTGGTAAAAAAACAGCTGAGGTTACCGAGCTCGAAAAAATAAATTTTGATATTACCAGTGGCAATCTTAAAAAATTGTCAGAAGCTCAAAAAGAACAGCTTCGCACTGCTGCAAAAGCCCTGGATTCTAAAAAGGAAGAGCTTAGGCTTAATCAGGAAAATGCCCGGGTTGCGGAATATGTTTCCGGCTTAGAAAGGCAGAATAAGTTAGTGCAGCAAGGATTTGATAATGAAATTGTTGGCCGTTATTCTGGTGGTCGTGAGCGATCACGCATGCAGGATAATAATGATATACAGCAGGATTTTGCATATCAACAGGATGATCTTTTAAACCAGCTCCAATCTGGAGATATAGACCAAAGTCTTTACGATAAAAAGAAAGAAGCATTACAGAATTCTCTTGATGAGAGGCTTAAAATACAGGAGGAATATTACAAGAAGCAGGATGAGTTACAAAATGATGGTGCTGCTGGTTTTATATCAGGGCTAGCAACGCAAATAGAAGCATCAATGGATTTATACACCAACATGCAGCAGGTTGGTGCACAGGCATTTAGCAGCTTAACGGATATGATTATTGACTGGGCAGAAACCGGAAAGTTAAATGTTAAAGATTTTGCTTCGACATTTCTGCAATCTGTTGGTAGCACACTTCTTTCTTACGCTGCTGCCCAAGTTGCAATGGCGGGTTTGCAGGCCTTTACAGCAATGATCGGCGTGCCGTTTGTTGGACCCGAAATAGCAGGACCGGCAGCAATAGCCGCAACTGCGGCTGCTGGAGTACTGGCGATAGGTGTTGGTACAGCCCTTCAGGGCCAGGCTCACGACGGTATCGACTCTGTGCCCGAAACTGGAACCTGGCTCCTGCAGAAAGGTGAACGCGTTACGACTGCTAAAACCAGCGCCAAACTTGATGCCACTCTGGATCGAGTAGCAAACCAGTCAACAGGGGGCGGCGCGATTTATTCGCCCACAATCAATATCCCCATCAATGGTAACCCTTCCGATGCAACTTTGGCGCTGGTCCGTAAAGCTGCAGATGAGGGGGCAGAAAGGGGATACCGGAAGGCGGTTAATTCAGTCGCAAGCGGTCAGGGTGATTTGCATAAGGCCTTGATGGGGAAAACTACCTCGGGGAGGAAAATTAGCTAATGGCTATCACCACAACGCTTTATTACCCCTCCGCTTACCTGCCTGGACCGCTTAAAGAGAGTTTTGGTTTAACTCCTGTATCTCCTCTGAAACGGACTCAGATGGTAACTGGCCGGGCACGACAGCGGCGTGCCTACACCTCGACACCAACCCAAACAGATCTGGCCTGGATTTTTTCTGACGCCCAGGCGCAGGCTTTTGAGGCGTGGTTTCGGGATGAGTTATCAGATGGGGCGGCGTGGTTCAACATACCGTTATTAACGCCTGTAGGGCTGAAAAATTACGTGTGTCGTTTCACGGATATTTATAAAGGCCCCACGCCAGAAGGCGGACTTTACTGGAGATATACCGCGCCAGTAGAACTCTGGGAGCGCCCATTGCCGCCGTCTGGATGGGGGCATTACCCGGAATGGATCGTCGGAAGTTCGTTGCTGGATATTGCGCTGAATAAGGAGTGGCCGAAGCATGACGCAGATTAAACGCCTCTACGCCAGCAGCGGACCGGAGGTGATCATTGAAACGCTGCAGATCACCATTGGTTCTGACGTCCATTATCTGTGCCAGGGTTACGACAACATCACGGCGACGACGGAGAACGGTGATACCGTAACGTTTTCAGCCTGTGCGATAGACATTGCGCTGCCGGCGCGCAATGCGGACGGCACGCAGGACCTCAAATTTGCCTTGTGCAATATCGATGGTGTTGTGTCCACGGCGATCCGCAATGCACTGGCTAACCGTCTGTCTGCATTTCTGACGTACCGGCGTTATATCTCCACGGATTTAGCGGCCCCTGCGGAAGTGCCGTATACGCTGAAAATCAAGTCGGGCTCCTGGACGGCGACAGAGGTGCAGATCACTGCGGGCTACATGAATATCCTCGATACCGCCTGGCCGCGATACCGCTACACGCTCCCTGTATTCCCCGGACTGCGTTATATCAGCTAAGGAATCCCAATGTTTAACCCTGATAAATACCGTTCAGTCACCTGGCTGAAGGGCGGGCGCGTATACCCGCAACTCGACTGTTTCGGCATTGTGAACGAGATACGCCGCGACCTGAATTTACCCGTCTGGCCCGATTTTGCAGGGGTAACCAAAGACGACGGCGGCCTCGACCGGGAAGCACGCCGGATGATGCTTACCCTTGAGCGCTGCGAACCCTGCGAAGGGGCCGGGGTGGCCTGTTATTCAGGGTCAACCGTCACCCACGTTGGGATCGTGGTCAGTATCGATGGTCTGCTGCATGTGGCGGAATGCAATCCGGGAACGAACGTCACCTTTCTGCCGTTGCCGCGGTTTAAGCGGCGATTTGTCAAAGTGGAGTTCTGGCAATGACCATTCGTTTTTACCCGTCCCGGCTTCCCGGTGAACCACTCGAAACGCATGAGCATGGTGTAACCAGTATTCGCAGCTGGCTGGTGGCAAATGTTGAAGGCTACGAGGATCGGGATGTCCCACCGCTGACCGTTGAGGTTGAGGGGCTGTTAATTCCGCCAGGCGAGTGGGCTAAGTGTGTGATTCGCCCTGATAGTGATGTCAGGCTTTATCCGGTTCCCTTCGGGCTGGAGGCCGCCACAATCGCGTGGATCGGCGTCGGTATCTCCGTTGCCGCTGCAGCCTATTCGCTTTTCATGATGAGCAACATCGATAAGGGTGGCTATACCTCATCCACAGGGCGGAGTCTCGACCTGAACCCGGCAAAGGCGAATACCGCAAAACTCGGTGATGCCATTCGTGAGGTATTTGGCCGGGTGCGTATCTACCCTGATTATGTGGTGCAGCCGGTTACCCGGTTTGATGCCGCCGATCCTACGAAAATGCGCGTCCAGATGCTGCTGTGTCTCGGTGTCGGTGATCTGATTTATACCAATGGCGATATCAGGGTTGGCAGTACGCCAGCTTCAACGCTACCGGGATTCAGCAGCACCCATTACCCGCCAGGCGCGGACGTTTCCGGTGATGAGCGCAGCGAAAACTGGGTCAACTCCACCGAAGTGGGCGGGACGTCATCCGGCACCGGGCTGGATATGGCCCAGACGTCGCCGGACGCAGACGACATTATCGCAGACAGCATG